TGTAGATGAAGTCTATAATCTAGCGGCACAGTCGCATGTAGGAACCTCATTTAAACAACCAGCACTAACTTGGGATATTACAGGTAAAGGATGCTTAAATCTCTTACAGAGCTTAATAGATTTAGATATGAACAATGTAAAATTTTACCAAGCTTCTTCTAGTGAAATGTTTGGTAGCAATTATGATATTGATAGCAATGGAGTGAAATATCAAGATGAAGAAACTAAGTTTATGCCTAATTCACCTTATGCGATTTCTAAGTGCGCTGCTCATCATGCTGTTCGCATATTTAGGGATGCTTACAACTTACATGCTAGTTGTGGTATTCTTTTTAATCACGAAGGACCACGCAGGGGAGAAAACTTTGTTACGCAAAAAATAGTAAAATGGATTTCTGAGTTCGTTAAACAATATAAAGCAGAAGATTTTCCTAAGCTTGCACTAGGTAATTTAAAAGCGTCTAGAGATTGGGGTTATGCTGGAGACTATGTAGAAGCAATGTGGAGAATGCTTCAGCAGGACAAACCAGACGATTACGTTGTATGCACTGGAGAAACTCATACGATTGAAGATTTTTTAGATGAAGCATTTAAATATATAGATATAGACGATTGGAGTAATTACGTAGTGATAGATCCTGCATTTTATAGACCTTGTGAAGTAGAATACTTAAGAGGTAAATGCGATAAAGCTAAAGAGGTGTTGGGATGGAAACCAAAATATGACTTCGAGGGGTTAGTAAAACTTATGTTAGATGCAAAGCTTTAGAGTAACATTAGATTTGGCAGACTTACAGAAAGATCTTGAATTTTTCAAATTAGGTAAATTTAAACTACCTTTTTGTATGGTATTCGTTGAGGCTAAAAACCCAGACGACGCTTGCAGAAAAGTAGTAATTGAGTTAATAAATAAAATAATGAACCAAGACTGTTCAACTGGTAGTAGAGTGTTATGTCAAAAAATAAAAAGATTAATAAGAATAGATAGAATAGAACCAGTATGAGAAGAGACTATAACGATAAAGCTTATGAAAAATTTAGAAAGGAAGTAATACGTAGAGATAAAGCAAGATGCCAAATGCCGGGATGTAATTCTAAAAATCAACTTCAAGTTCACCATATAAAGACTTGGGCTAAAGCGTCATCGCTACGATATGAACCAACTAACGGAATCACATTGTGCAAGAAATGCCACAAATCAATTACTAATAAAGAGAACCACTACGAAAAACTATTTAGAGAAATAATAGATGGGAAAGTATAAACAAGCGCCATCATTCATGGTTATTAAAGATACCAGAGAACAAGATGGATATCACTTTAGTGAATTTAATACTTGTGCTGGCATGGTCGAGAGAAAGCTAGACACCGGAGACTATTCCATAGAAGGTCTAGAAGATAAAATATGCGTAGAAAGAAAAGGTTGTGTTGAAGAACTAGCTATTAACTTAGGACAAAAGAAACATGCTTTCATGAATGAGATAGCTAGAATGAACGAGTTTCCTCATAAATATATTGTATTAGAATTTTCTTTGTCTGACCTTTTGAAGTTCCCTAAAGAAACTAGAATACCTGTTAAAAATAAAGCGTCAGTTAAAATTACAGGTAGATATATGTTAAAATGTTTAATAGAATTTGAGTTATGGCATGACGTACACGTACTCTTCTGCGGAGATAAGCACACAGCATTTCTTGCTGTTAGCAGCATTTTCAAACGAATTAACGAAATGTATACAATCGGAAGGAAATCCTAAAATGATACACGACAAGGATATACTCTACGATTTGCATAATTATAATGCTAACATAGATAGTAGAGAAATATTTTTACATAACCATTACGGTTCAAACGATGAAGAGAATCCCGGTGTTGAATATAAGATGTCCAACACTTTTATAAAGAATTTAAGAGCATTGGAGTTGAAATCAGATAAAGACATTGTTATACACATGCAAAGCGTTGGTGGAGAATGGTCAGATGGTATGGCTATTTTCGACGCAATACGAATGTGTAGATGTCATGTTACAATTGTAGCTTACGGTCAAGCTGAATCTATGAGTAGTATTATATTGCAATCTGCTGATACTAGATATCTTACCCCAAATACATACTTTATGTCACATTACGGAAGTACACACGCTGGTGGAGAATACTTAAATGTGCAGAACTGGGTAAAGTATGAAAAATACATATGTGATGTTATGATAGACATCTATGCTAACAGTTGCGTAAGAGGTAAATTCTTTAAAGAAAAATACGGAGCTAAACCTGACGTTGATAAAATAAAAAATTTCTTGTATCGTAAACTTAAATCTGGCGATTGGTACATACCAGCTGAAGAAGCGGTGTATTATGGTTTTGCTGACGAGGTTGTGAGTTCATGGCAAAAGTTAAAAAATTAAAACAAATTGATGAAGCTTGGTTAGGTATAGACGATATAGATACAGTCTTGTTTAATCCTATGTCTATTCTTAGATCTAGCCAAGACGACTTTAATATGAAGCTTGCTTGGATAATGATTCAGCCAGAATACTTGTCATTTATATCCAGTAAAATTTTAAACATACAACTATTACCATCTCAAGCTTTGGTTTTACAAGAGCTTTGGCTAAGGAAGTTTCCTATGCTTATAGCAAGTCGAGGTTTTGGTAAATCTTTCATGCTATCCTTGTACGCAATAATAAGAGCTTTAATATTGCCAAGAAGAAAAATTGTTGTTGTGGGTGCTGCTTTCAGACAATCTAAAGTATTGTTTGAATATATGGAAACTATATGGCGTAATTCTCCCATGCTTAGGGATATATGCGATGGAGACAGTGGACCAAGAAGAGACACCGATAGATGTACTCTTAGGTTGAATGATAGCACTGTTACGTGTTTACCTCTTGGTGATGGTCAAAAGATTAGAGGTCAACGTGCTAACGATATTATTGCTGATGAATTTGCATCCATACCCAGAGAAATATTTGAAAATGTTGTAGCTGGTTTTGCTGCTGTAAGTTCAGATCCCGTTTCAAATGTAAAAAGATTAGCAGCAGAAAAGAAAGCTAAAGAACTAGGATTCACCTTAGAGGAAAAACAAAAAGAACAAAGTTTAGATAATCAAATCATTTTATCAGGTACAGCTTATTATGATTTTAACCACTTTGCTACCTATTGGAAAAAATGGAAAAATATAATTAAAAGTAAAGGAGATTTGGGTAAGCTTAGAGAAGTCTTTAATGGAGAAGATCCTCCAGAAGATTTTGATTGGCAACAATACTCCGTTGTACGTATGCCATACGAACTTTTACCAAAAGGATTTATGGATGCTGATCAAGTCGCAAGATCTAAGGCAACTGTTCACACTGGTATTTACCAAATGGAATATGGAGCTTGCTTTACTAGAGATAGCCAAGGATTTTTCAAAAGATCTTTAGTAGAGTCTTGCGTAGTTTCAGACAAAGAACCTATACTAGATAAAAAGGGAGAACCTATAAATTTTGAAGCAGTTTTGATGGGAGATAGAAATAAGAAGTATATCTTTGGTGTTGACCCAGCATCTGAAGTAGACAATTTTAGTATAGTTGTATTAGAAGTCAACGGAGACCACAGAAGAATAGTTCACTGTTGGACCACTACGAGATCAGAACATAAGGAGAAGATTAAAAAAGGATATTCTACTGAGTCTGATTTTTACGCATACTGTGCTAGAAAGATCAGAGACTTAATGAAACTGTTTCCATGCATACACATAGCTATGGATGCTCAAGGTGGCGGTGTAGCTGTTATGGAATCTTTACACGATAAAGATAAAATTCAAGAAGGCGAAATTGCAATTTGGCCTACGATAGATGATGATAAGGCTAAGGACACAGACGGGGAAAGAGGTTTACATATTTTAGAAATGTGTCAATTCGCAAAGTATGATTGGCTTGCAGCAGCTAATCATGGAATGAGAAAAGATTTTGAAGATAAGGTTTTATTATTTCCTTTCTTTGATCCAGTAAGCATAGCTATATCTGAGCATCAAGATAATACAAAAGGAAGAATTTTTGACACTCTGGAAGAATGCGTCCTAGATATAGAAGAACTTAAAGATGAACTATCTATGATACAAATGACGCAAACAACTTCTGGTCGTGATAGGTGGGATACTCCAGAGGTAATAGTTGGCACAGGCAAAAAAAGGAAAATGAGAAAAGATAGATATTCAGCATTATTGATGGCTAATATGGCAGCTAGGATATTAGCTAGAACACCAACTCAAGAAGAATATAAATTCTACGGAGGTTTTGCTACTGGCGGTCATGATGTAAAAAAAGACGAAAATTTATATACAGGACCAAGTTGGTTCGCTGATAATATGAAAGATGTGTATTAATAGGTATACCATTCCAATTACATTCCAATTGAGGATAAAATGAGCGATAATAACTTTATTTCTTGGGATTCTGATGATTCCTTAAGCAAAGCGCAGGCATTGTCCGAGTATTCAGATAATGTCAATTCTTATACTGGCCTATCCAAATCTACTGGTGCTAGCTATAGACATTTTATAGACATAGAGCCAAACAGGTCGGTTAAGCCCGGATTCAACGCTAGTGATTACTATGCGTTTCGTCCCGGCGAAGCTGTTCCAAACCAGCAGAGAAGAATCATTAAGATGTGCATGGATGCATATGATAAAGTTGGGATAATCAGGAATGTAATTGATCTAATGGGTGACTTTGGAAGTCAAGGTATCCAGATTGTGCATCGAGATCAGAGTGTTGAAAAATTTTATAAGCAATGGTTTAATTATGTTAATGGTAAAGAACGTTCTGAAAGATTTTTGAACAACCTTTACAAAACTGGAAACGTGATTATTTATCGCAGTTATGCTAATGTAACCTCTCAGTTGCAGAACTATATGAAAGCGTTATCCAATGATGTAACGGTGGAAGTTCCGAATATGACTAAGAACGTTATCCCTTGGAGATATAATTTCTTTAATCCTCTCACAATAAAGAATAAGGATGGCAATCTTTCCCTCTTTATGGGCTTGAAGAACTATACCATTACCACTAATTCTTTCTTTGATAAGTTTACCAGTGGTGACATACCTCACCACGTTCTGGATACCTTACCTCCTAAGATCAAAAAGAGTGTTAAAGATGGAGTTAAAGACATTCCATTAGAAGAAGATAGATTAAGTATATTCTATTATAAAAAAGATGATTGGCGGCAATGGGCCAATCCTATGATATATGCAATTCTTGATGACATTATTATGTTAGAGAAAATGAGATTGGCAGATATGTCTGCTTTAGATGGCGCTATATCTAATATTAGACTATGGACAATTGGTGATTTAGATCATAAAATACTACCTAATAAATCTGCCATTAATAAACTTAGAGATATTCTTGCTAGCAATGTAGGTGGTGGTACTATGGAGCTAGTTTGGGGTCCAGAACTTTCTTTCAAAGAATCCAGTACGGATGTTCACAAATTCTTAGGTTCAGAAAAATACTCTTCAGTTCTTAACAGCATATACGCTGGTTTAGGTGTGCCTCCAACTCTTACTGGGATGGCTACTAATGGCGGTGGATTTACGAATAACTTTATATCACTTAAAACGTTATTAGAGAGACTGCAATACGGTAGAGACTTGTTGAAAAAATTCTGGGAAAAAGAACTAGAAATAGTAAGACAAGCTATGGGTTTTAG